GAGCCGTGGTCGTGGTCGGAGCCGTGGTCGTGGTCGGGGTCGGCATGACGCCAAACCCTCGCGCCGCACTTCAATGCGACATATCACCCGAGTTATTTAAACGCTTCACCGCACTACGCAAAAAACTCGGCATGTCTAACCGCAGCTTGTTAGAACGCATACTGCTGGAGGCCCTGCCGCGTTGGGAGCATGTGACATTCCCAGGAGACGAACGATGACGGTCACAGAACAACGCTTTCACTTTTGCCTCCAATGCGCCTACGCCGTCTGGCCCCAGGACGCGCTTGGGTACTGCGCCCACCCCGATTCGAGCCAGTCAATAACGTCTGAGTGCCGCGCTGCCAATGGCGCGTGCGGCCCGTCAGCAAAACTCTATAAGGAGATGCCCGATGAAAAAATTGTATGAACGCACTCTGGAACACCTCATCAATCGGCTGCGCGGCCCATGGCCCGACGCCAAGCCGCTCCCGCCGCACGTTGCCAATCTACAGCTAGACGCTCGACTACTTCTGCTGCATCTGGTTAAAACCACGCACGGAACTGGGCGATGAACGATAAAGACGCATTTAACAAATGGTGCAACAAACACACAGACTTCTCTCGCGGCGCGCTGTCTTCTTTGTTTGGCGTGGATGTTAGAACCATGCGCCGTTACGCGTCTGGTGAAACGTCCATACCTATCGCCATACTGCGTATGATGGACATATTTGACCAACACACAAACGTCGAGAATGAGTATCTCAGTAAGTTTTGTAAGTAGCGTGACGACCGTTAAACGCTACGCTCCAGCGTTCGAGTGCCTCGGCTTTGTGGAAGCAACCACAAAGTCGGGGGAGCGGCGCTACATCATACGCCGACAAGACGGCAGCACTCAGTGGCTGCGTCCCATGCAGATGCACGGGTTGGCCTTCCTGACCAGCCTATACCCAGACATAGGATACTGGCGCTCACGGCACCCCAAGCGATGCCGTTCGGGCGTTGACATCCAAGACGCCATGACTTGGATTGTGCGCGAGTGTCACCGCATTGGCCTGTATCAAAACGGGCAGTCAGAAGGCAGCCGATAGATCGTCTTTGGTCTTCCGCCGCCCTTGGGTTGGATAATCTCTTCAACCAAATCCTCAGAACCCAACAGCGCCTTGAGTGTCGTGTCTCTGTCACGGCCCAAGAACAACGTCTGCTTGTACAGCGCCGACTTATTCATCACGCCGCCAGCTTTACGGATCACTTCCAGAACACGCTTGGTGTAAGACTCGGCCATGTTGTCGGACACAAACCGCTCGATGCCCTGAACCATCAGGTGAATTGAATTCTCAACAATCTTCAAAGCGAAATCAAAATCCACCATGTCGATCACAGGCTCTTCTGGGTTGCGGCCTATGGCGTGGATGAGCGCGATCTTGATGCTCAGTTCATCACGCCGCGCCCACAGCGCGGTGTACGGTGTGCCCTTCACGGCGTTCAGCTTGTCGGTCGTCTTCTTCTCCAGCGCCTTGATAAACACCGTTGCCTCCTCACTATACGGCACGGTCATAATCTCAGCGGGTGGGTGTTCGCCGTTCAACTGTATAGCTGACGATCCACCAACGGGCGTTGCGATACGCCTCATCATGTCCAGCAACTGCTCCGGTGGTGCCTTCTCGGGTGGATGCTGACTGTCTGGGTAATGCTCCTCGCTCTCGCAGATGATGAACCGAGCCAGTGAACCGTCTACTGCGCTGCTGGATTCCAACGCCTTCCAGAAGTGCCCCGGCACGGTCGTGCCGTGGATGCTTAAACACGGCTGGATGATCGACTTGCGCGGCCTGTCGCGCTGATCGGCATACTCAATGCCCCGGTACACATCGTTGCTGCTTGTGAACAACTCCGTCATATGCTCGATGATTTCGGTCAGATGCCGTGGGCTGCGCTTCTTATCCGCCGCCGCAGTCAGAAACATCCCGAACTCATCCAACTGAAACAGGATGCTGGGGCTGCGTAACAAGGCCGTCAGCAGACCAGAACCGGACGCGATCTTGCCACCGCCCAGCCTGTCGTCGCAGTCGATCAGATCGCTGAAGATGCGGCTGATGACCTGACGGCTGTGGTTCTTGCCAGCGCCCGAGTCAGCCAGACTGACCACGTACAGATTGGTACGCAGATTGGTGGGTGATCGGTACTTGCGCCCGGCCAGCGTCCCAATGGCGCATAACGCCGCAGCCACAGCCAACACCGGCTGGGGTCTGATGGCGGTTTCATTGATGTATTGAGCCAACATCCCCACAACACCCTGGGCGGACGGAAAACCCCCCTTCTTTTTTGCTGGCTTGTCCGTCTTAACAGGGGATGGCGCATCCATTGGCGGGAATGGGTTCGGCTCTACCTTCTGCTCGCGGTGCCAGGGGATGATAATATCGGGCGATTTAGGGCTAATATCGGGCACCATTCCAGGCTGGAATACAGCCTCCTGGGCGAGCCCCAGCAAGTCCCGTAGGTATGTCGTGGCCGCCTCAAGATCAGCGCCTGTAGCCGCCATAACGAGGTCTATGGCCGTCATGCCTTTGTCTGTGCCAAAGTCATGAATGCCGCTGGGGTGGATGCCTACTTTCTTGGTCAGCTTGCTGACCCCGCGCCAGATCGGGTCTACCCTGTAGCCGCCGTCTGGCCCGCGCCCTGCATCTGGGAACAGCTTTGGAACCCAACTATCTAGATTTAACAACGCGCTATCATTGATAGCACGCCAATAGCTATCATTGTCGTCAGGGCTACGGGCGTGGATAGCTTTGACGCTTACCTGCTCTTTCTCTACCTTGGATTGAAAAGGCTCTAGGGCTTTTGCAATCCTATCGTGTATGTCATGAGGCAGTTCTGGTAGCTCAGAGGCCGTCAAATGCTCCAGGGTATCGGGCGTCGTCCACCTGTATGCCATGCCGTCGGGGTGGATGCTGGGCGGCAGAACCGTCTGCTTGCCCTGGGCCAGCACCTCAATGACGCTCACGCCGTCCAGCAGGTACTTCTTGCTGACCACCGCAAAGCCACGGTACAGCGCCGTATAGCCCTTCGCGCCCACCTTCTTGACCGGGGATGGCGGCAGACACGCCTCCAGAGCGGCGCGCACCTCTGGGCTGCCGTAGTCAAAGTCTATGGCGGTGAGGTTGCTGGCCCGTCCCAGTGCCAAACAGATCGACGGGCTAGGCCACTTGGCCCAAAGGTCCAACTCAAACTTGGTGGGAGAGCGTTCGCAATACCGCTGCCACTTACTCATACCGACCCACTGGTCGCCCTTGTACTCACCGGGGCGCTTCTCACCGGGGATGATGGGGATGACTGAGTACCCACGCTCTACGAGCCGGGTTGCCGTCGTGATGAAGTCGGTCATTCTTGCCCTATAACCGTTACGATTAATTGAGGAATCTCGGCGTATTGCTTGGTGGCTGTCAGCTTAACGATCTGCGAGTCATCGACGACGACAATGCCGTTCATGCCGTCGAGGGCTTTAACGATGTTATCTAGGTCAGGCTTCGTAACCGGCTTGATTTGTCCCGCGATGGCCGACAACCGCTTCTTTAACGACCATGAGGCGGGCACCATCATAAACGCCTCGACAACAACTTCAACAGGCCCGCCAAGGGGCGGTGTGTTTCTCATTGCCTCGGCAGCGTAAGCCGACACCTGATTCTCGTACCGGCGCGTTTTCTCTGGCGTGTACGAACGCACATGACCACCAAATGTAGATATCCTGGCGCGTCCCTTCGCTACAGGTTGTCCTGGGACGGTGAAGGTAACAACTCTCACGAATAGAAGTCCTGCGCCTTCACTTTTCCCCTTGTTGCCTTCTCTATAGCCAACATATGTTCTGGACGCGGTATACGCTTGTCATCATCCGTAGATGTCCACCTGTGTATCGCGCTGTCTGAAACATCAATCATAACGGCGAACTCACGATTGGTGAGCTTCTGCAAATCAAGCCATTTTCTCAGCTTCATATAAACCTCCGTTGTAGAGAAAATAGTGTTTGACAGAACCAAGACGACTTGGCAATCTCCTTTTTGCCAAAGCGTAATCACAACCAACCGAGGAAACCATGAACTTCAAACCGCAACCACTCGCCAACCGTACCGCCGCCGATGCCGCGTCAGATTGGATGGACGCGAAGAACCAAGAAGTCGCTGCCAACAAGCGCCGTCTTGAGATTGAGGAAGAGATTCTCTCCCTCGTCACATCTAAGACTGAAGGCAGTGAGTCTTATCAGGTCGGACCATACAAGGTCACGCTCACTGGTCGCCTCAACCGTAAGGTTGACTGGGACATGGTGGAAAATCTGGGCGTTCCTTCTGCCCTCAACCCCGTTAAACACAAACTCGAACTGGACTTGAAAGGACTGCGTTATCTGGAAAGCAACGAACCAGAAATCTACAAAACATTTTGCAAGGCTATGACTATTGAACCCGCGAAAACATCTGTAACCGTTATCAGGAACGAGAATTGATATGGCAATCAACCTACAATCATTACGCAAGACGAGCGTAAACCACCCGCCACGCATTGTGCTGTATGGTACGCACGGTGTCGGCAAATCGTCTTGGGCAGCACAGGCCGACAGGCCGGTGTTTATCCAAACTGAGGAAGGTTTGGACGCCTTATCCGTTACCGCTTTTCCAAAGGCGCAGTCTTATGAACAGGTCATGGAAGCTATCCAATCCCTGTACGCTGAAGACCACGACTTCGGAACGGTAGTGCTGGATTCTGCCGACTGGCTTGAACAACTTATCTTCAAGCAAGTTGCCCAGAACCATAAGGTCAGCAACATCGAAGACATTGGATACGGTAAGGGCTACGCCTTCGCCGTTGAACTGTGGCGAGATGTGCTGGAAGGATTTGACCTGTTGCGGAATGAGAAGAATATGCAAGTCATTCTTCTTGCTCACACGCAGGTTAAACGCTACGACGACCCGCTGACTGATAGCTATGATCGTTACATGCTTGATTTGCACAAGGGTGCAGCCGCCATCATTTCCGAATGGTGCGACTGTCTTGCCTTTGCCAATTATACAGTCACAACTGTGAAGAACGACATTGGCTTCAATCAGAAGAAGACTAGGGCTATCGGGTCCGGCACTCGCGTGCTTCACACCCAAGAGCGCCCTGGCTGGGTTGCTAAGTCACGTTGGTCGCTACCAGATACCCTGCCGCTAGACTACGCAGCCTTCTCAGACGCACTCTTAAACGCAATGCAACCTCAACCAAACGTAAAGGAATAAACAGATGGCTGAATTAGATTTCGTATTTGATCCGAACACCGTCGAAGACCGCCCAGACTTCAGTCTGTTTCCGGTTGGTGAGTACATCGCTGAAGTGACAGCCAGCGACTACAAACCAACCAAATCCGGTAATGGTAAGTTCATTGAACTTGAGTTTACTATTCTCGATGGCGAGTACGCTGGCCGTAAGTATTGGGACCGGCTCAATGTCCAACATGAGAATAAGGTGGCAATGGATATTGCCAACTCCTCCTTGAAGGACTTGATGAAGGCTATTGGTAAACCTAACGAGCCTTGTCGGAACACCAATATGCTTCACGGCATCCCGGTAAAGCTGAAGATCGGCATGTCCAAGCGTAAGGACACTGGCGAGGACCAGAACACGGTGCGCTATAAGCCCATTGGTTCTCCGTCTGCTTCGGTTGTTAAGCCGTCAGGTGTTAGCCCTAACGGTCCCAAGAAGAAGCCCTGGGAAAAGTAGCGGGGTTGGCCGGGGGCATTACGCCCCCGGCTATTTTTTAAATTGAAGCCAATGCTGCGTCACTGGAGGAGGATCAGACATGACCCGCGAACCGACTGAGATGGAGACGAGGGTGGCGAATGTGCTTTGGAACCGCATGAACGGCTCTGAGGTTATGGATAAATATGACCGCATGGAATTTGTTTGGCACGCGCGCGCTGCGATCCGCGCTATGCGTGATCCTGCGCCGGGGATGCCTCACATGAACAACGCTGCGTGTGTGCATCTTTGGTATGACATGATCGACGCAGCCTCGCCGCAGGAGGAGTAGGTGACCGCTGGCATCAAGCACGACGAAGGAAAGCCTTTAGTGCTAAAGGGCTTCCTTCGGCAGTTCCCACTAGCCATTGAGGCTGTGGCGCGGGTGTCAGAGTTTGGCGCTGAGAAGTACACCTGGGGTGGTTGGGAGACTGTGCCGGAGGGCGTAGAACGCTACGGCGAAGCCCTGGCGCGACACTTGCTACAAGAGGGCTATGACGCGGAAAGCAATATGGTACACGCTGCCCATGCCGCCTGGAACGCAATGGCGCGTCTGGAATTGATGATGAGGAAGAAATAGATGGTGCCCGTTGACTTGCCCGACCAAACGCTAGTCACCATGAATGAGATGCTGGTAAGTAATTACCGCAATGAACGGCGCGGTTATCTCGGCGCGTCTGGCATTGGCACGGCCTGTGAACGTCGCATATGGAACCAGTTCCATTGGATTGGCGACGACGCCATGACGGCGAAGTCTATAAAGGCAATCGAAGACGGTCACTACAGTGAAAGTGTGATGGCTGCGCGCCTACGGCTTGTCCCAGGGGTAAAGTTGTGGACAGAGGGTGGCGACGGGAAGCAGTTCAATTTCAAAGATGGACATATCCGTGGAAACTTAGACGGCAAGATCAAAGGGATTCACAAGAACCCCACTGATATGCACGTTTGGGAACACAAATGCACCAACAATAAGAAATTCGATGCGTTGGTGAAGTTAACTGTAGACAACGAAAGCACCGCGCTATTCAACTGGGATGAGCAATACTTCGCTCAAGCCCAAGTCTACATGCACTACTTGGGTGTTCAGTGGCACTACCTTACAACCTGCTCGGCTGGTAGCCGTGACGAGACAAGCTGCATAACAGCTTACGATCCAGCCGCAGCCAAGCACTACATAGATAGAGCGCGGGGGATCATAAGGGCAGACAAACCGCCGCCGCGTATTTCGAGTAAGCCATCTTGGTATCAATGTAAAATGTGCCCATTCACCGATAATTGCCACGGTGATAAAATGCCATTGACCAACTGCCGTACATGCGCCCACTCCACTCCGTTAGAGGATGGCTCATGGAAGTGTGAGTTGCTGAACACACCTATTGACGACGAAGTGCAAAGGTCAGGATGCGGCAAGCACCTATTCAATCCTGGCTTAGTCCCAGGAGCGCAGACTGACGCTGGCGAAGATTGGGTAGAATACGAAATGAAAAACGGAACAACCATCAGGAACCAAAATGCTACAGTTACGACCCTATCAAAAACAAGCGGTTGATTCGATATTCGAGTGGTTTGAGGGCGACGGCCACAATTCAAACCCTTTAATCGTGTTACCCACAGGCACGGGCAAGAGCCTTGTGCTGTCCGAAATATGCCGACGCTCGATTGCTGAGTACGGCGATATGAAGATCGTGGTCGTCACTCACGTTATGGAACTGATTAAACAGAACCATGAAGAGATGATGCGCCAATGGCCCGAGGCTGACGCTGGCATCTACTCGGCTGGCATCGGTAAGCGCCAGCACACCCCAGCCGTTGTGTTCTGCGGTATCCAATCCGTACACTCCAAGGCCCACCTGTTTCAGAAGGTGGACTTCGTAATCGTGGACGAAGCGCACCTGATCCCGCGCAAGACTGAGACTATGTACCAGCGGTTCCTTGGTAGCCTCCGTGTAGCCAATCCTCACATAAAGATCATCGGGCTGACGGCTACGCCGTACCGCATGGACACGGGGACACTACATACCGGAGACGGCGCGCTGTTCGACGGCATCTGCTACGAATACAGCGTCCTTGACGCCATTCGGCAGGGCTTTCTGTCTAACCTAGTGACCAAGAATACCCGCGTTGGGCTTAACACCAGTGGCGTCCACACCAGAGGTGGGGAGTTCATACAGTCTGAGTTGCAAAGCGCAGTGGATATAGACGAAACCAACCGCCTAGCCGTAGACGAGATCATAGAATGGGGCAGCGACCGCCGCTCCTGGCTAATCTTTGGCTCCGGCGTGGAACATTGCCGCCACCTGCAAGACCACTTATTGCGTAGGGGTATTATCTGCGAGACAATCTTTGGGGACACGCCCAAAGGTGAGCGCGCACAGATCATTGACGAGTTTAAGCGCGGCGAGGTCCAAGCCTTATGCTCTATGGGGGTGCTGACCACAGGCTTTAACGCGCCAAACGTAGACTTGATAGCAATGCTGCGTCCTACACAATCACCCGGCTTGTATGTGCAGATTGTAGGGCGGGGGATGCGGGTAGCGGAGGGCAAGAAGGACTGCCTGATCCTAGACTTCGCCCGCAACATCCAACGGCACGGGCCTGTAGACGTAGCCCAGACCAGTCGCGGTCCCCATGTGAACCGCGTAGGGGAAGGTGAAGGCGCTCTGGTTAAGACCTGTCCTGAATGTAAAAGCGTCATGCACCTGTCGGCGCGTCAGTGCCTGGATTGCGGCTATGAGTTTCAGCAAGAGATTAAGATTGCTCCCACAGCCAGCACCCTGCCGGTCCTGTCAACCGCCATACCTTCGTACTGGGTTGATGTTGATGAGGTTAAGTACACAACCCACTCCAAGGTGGGCAAACCTGCCAGCATGAAGGTGACGTATTACTGCGGCCCTCTTAAATACAGCGAGTGGATTTGCCTTAACCACGAAGGCTATGCCAAACAGAAGGCCATTGCTTGGTGGCGCAAGCGCACATCTAACCTGCCGCCGGGGAATGTTGCCGAAGCTGTTGAACGGCATAGCGAGCTAACGGAGCCAGTGGCTATCCAAATCAAACGCAACGGTAAATTTGATGAAATTACAAACTACAGGTTTGATGTGCTACGTGTGTCGCAGGGAGAGTCGAGGCTTTCGGTTTGACCCGAAGGCTATCGGCCTGTTCGACTCTGTGCTGCACTTTTGTTCAATGAGATGTATGGGGGACCGTATGATTGATCCAACGGCAAACGAACTAAAGGCAATGGAAATGTCCAGCGAACGGGCTGGGGAATACCTTGGCTGGCTGAAGAAGACCGACATGGCTGAGTTCAGCAAGAAAGAGTGGTCCGATCTTATCGAGGTGATCGTGACCGGCTACTTTGAGGGGATGCAGAATCTGGCCGAGAAGGCGCTGGAGATTGAGCCTGTGCCGTTTTAGCCACACCCCAACCGCTCACTCCACACCACCGCGTAGTCCATCATCCACCTAGTCGGGCTTGTCAGGTCCGGCGCTGGTATCACCAGACACACCCGGCTTGGGTCCATACTTGGCTTCAAGTCGCTTCCAGACGCGCAGCCGGTCAGCGTCGGTAATAGGAACAGCAACCTTAGCAATGACGTCCAGCGTTTCTTGTGCGTTTTCAAGGGCTTGTTCCGACCGGCCAGCGTTGATTAGCTGGCGGTCCCTGAAGTACCCGAAGATCGCCCCGAGTGCCCCGAAGACCGCCTTAATCAGACCGATCACTTAACGATGGCGGTCTTGGTGACCAGCCGAAGGGCGATATTAACCAGCGCCAGGATGGTGGTGACAACGGTCGCCTGGACTTCAGGCGTCAGGCCGAGGTCGATCTTGAACACACCGGCCAGGGTGGCCAGGGCGGCGACTACGTTGACCCAGAGCGTTTTTGAAGCAAACCATTTGGTCGTTTCCATTTAGTCCTCCTTGAATAGATCAGTTACACGGCCCGCACGTTGCGGCGTCTGTTTGGCCCAGGCGCTGTCCAGGGCCTCTCTACGGGCCGCATTGTAATCCCTAGCCTGTAGGGCAGCCAACATCTTCTGGAACTTCAGCACCCCTCCCAGGCCCATCTGGAAGGTCATATTGGCTATGGCGCGCTGGACCCCCTGGGGCTTGGTTTCCAGCCAGGGGAGGGCCTTGGCAAGCTGCCCCTTAACCCGCTCGATGTCGTTATCGAGCATCATCATGGCCTCATCCTCGGTAATGCCTACGTCGTCTAGGTTCCGGCCCACGCCAAGGGTGAGCTTACCAGCCGGGCACAGGTACGGCTTTAGCCGTAGGCCCTCCTCGGCAATCAAGTCTTTTCTTAGACCTTCCACGGCACACCGTGGGACAATAGCCAACCCACCATTGCCAACAGAAGCCCGATCATGCCGTACATGATGGTGTTAAGGCGGTCATGGATGGCCTTGAAGGCTTCCTTGATGTCGGCATACCGTTCCGCGCATACCTCCTCATGGGAGTTAAGGCGTGTTTCGGTAACTAAGGGGTCGCTCATTTAACTAACCTTCTTCTTCGTTATACAAATCATACAACGCTGGGCGCTTGAGCTTCCTGGCGTTTCTAACAGCTAACTCTGGGTGCATCATTACCAAGGCGCGGTTTTTGATAGAAGAAATAGACGGCGGCTGCACCTTCTCATCAAGTGGAACACTCGGGCTTCCAAAATCAACAGCGGCCCTTTGATACTTGTCTACAAACTCTTTCATAAGTTTGTCGGCCTTCTGGCTATCGCCCTTTTCCCTAGCGGATATGCTATTCGCAAGTTTAGCTGACAGGTTTGTACTCAGCATATCTTCCGCTTCTTTGGTCCTGTACTTTAGACGCCGTGCAAAATAATCGCGCTCCTGAATAGAAGCGAATTTAGTTGGCTGGAAACCGGCCGCCTTAGAGGCGCGCTGTCCGATATTTGGTTCCGCAACCTTCATGTCTCCGCTTTGTGTGCGGTAGCCTTCAGCAGGGAGTTGTACTAGACCGCGTGCTATGTCAGACGGCCCTTTGGGGATGCCCATAGACGCCAAAGCCAGCGCCCCACCTATAGGCTGGTCTGAGTCGAACCTTTTCTTGGCTTCGATAACCTTGCCAACAGTCGCGGACAATATTGGGATGTTCATAATAGGGTTGGCGTCAGGCAGTATCTGGCCCTGGCCAATACGTTTAGACACATCAATCCCAAGGAACCGAGCAGGGCCACGCGCTGCGGCTTCGGCCCACTCGGGACTCGCGCCGATCCCCTCAAGCATCTCGCGCATTTCGTACTCGATCATCGGGTCAATGCCGGTCAGGTTCTTCATTATAAATTCGTAGGAATCAACAAGGTCGTCGGCAAACGGCAGACCGAGAAGGCCACCAAAGGCGGTGAGTGCCATTAGCATCATGGTCCCGGCGATCTTCCCCTCTGGCCCCGCGCTGGTCATGTTGTTCTTAAGGATACGCAGATAGTTCATGGGGTATTGCTTAAACTGAAAAGCCACACCACCAATGCCGCGCAAGGCCTCTGGCCGGTCGATCTTGCCACCAATGAATTGAGTTTCGTTCACAAAGAAGTCAGCGATATTGGCTGGCGTTAAACCAAACTGACTCTCTATGAGGCTAACCCGCGCATCGTTGGCGTACATATTCTTAAACTTGGCTATAGCACCTGGAGCTTGCGCCTCTCTGTATGCAGCCAGCCATGCTGTGGCGCGGTTGACCTGTTCAGCCCCGTTAAACGCAGACGTTCCAACGTCGAATATGTTCCAGATAACCCTTTGTATTTTGGCAGACTTATCGTTTCCGATTTTCTTAGATATTGATTGCCAGTTATCGGGCGACGTTCCGTGAAGGTCTTGCGTCACAGTAGGGTTAATGCGCCCTCTGTTGAACGCATCCATAAACGCAACCTGCTCTTCAGGGCTGTTGAATTTAATTTTATTCGGGTCAAGGTTAATGCCTTTGCGTCTATCAAATGACAAGGCTCTTAACATATTCATAGACAGTTTGATCGTTCTGCCCGCCGCAGGTATCCCAGCCCAGCCAGCTATTTGTGTGGCTGTAATGGTCGGAGTTTGCGAAAGGTTCACAAGCGCCGAAGACGCGGACCCCCATAGGCTAGACCAGAACCCGTATTGCTTTAGCTGCCCAATCAGTTTCTCGTCGCTATCAAGATAATTGTTTACGCGCTCGGCATACTTTCTGATGTTCTCTGGAACATTCCTGCCGTCTTGTGTGCGCTCATAAGCATCTTCAGTTTGTTGACCGTACTCAACGCCAGACACAACACTGGCAGATGCGCGGTTGTAATCAATGATTGATTGCAAGAAGTCGGTGGAATACCCAGGAACATTCCTAGATTCTTTTGTAAACCCGGCACGTTGCGCCTTCTTAACTTGGTCAAGCAAGCTATCGCGCAATGCGTTCTTTACGTCAGTCTTGCCCAGCCCTGTGCCTTGAAGGGCTTCCAGAATGTTGTTCATCGCGCTGTTGCGGTCTTTCTTATCCGCAATGTTTGTCGCCGCGAGCAGCTTCTCGATTAGCGAGACATCGAGCTTCTCAATATTGTCTTTATTAATTGGGTCATTCTTTACTTCGTAGAGAGGTTCCCCATTAGCATCAAGCTCAGGGAACTTCTTTTGAAGTTCTGCAAATTTACTTTTGATGACTTCGTTCTTCTTAACACTAGAGCCCGTGAGCCCACCCCACACGTTTTTAGTGTTGACCATCTCAAAGTACATAACTTCGCCGGTTAGTTTGTTTCTGACAGTGAATCCCTCATCACCCGCACGGCTAAACGGCACGTAATTCTCACGCGCTTTTGCGTCGGCGTAGATGGCGTTCACAAACTCTAGGTTCTTAGCGCGCTGGCTGTTGCCGTCTGCTTGGGCTTGAGCGATGGCGGCTTGGATTGCCCCGGCGTCCCACTCACCCTCATACCCCCACCGCTTACCAATGGCTTGGCCGTACTGGTTCCAGCGGGCCTTGAAGTAGTCCTTAATCCCCATGAAGATTTCAGTCTGCTCTTTATCCAGCATGAAGACTTCGCCGGGGCGACCAAGCACGCCGTTGTAGTTCTCCGGCAGGACAACGGTGATGCGCCCGTTCCTGGGAGTAATGTTGGTATTCGTAAGGCGCGCAAACTCCATAACGGCCTCGATCTGTTTGCGAGGCTTGTATTCCAACTGAGTCATGCGCTCGATTGGCTTTTCGCCTTCCTTAATAAGCGCGGTTTCTCTTTCACTCCTGGCTTGCAGAAGGCTCTGAAAATTAGCGATTACAGGAAAGCGGCGGGCGACACCCTGCATCATGGCGAACCACAGTACGGGGCGGGAGATTGTCTCAGACGCCAGCTTGGGCGATCCACCCGTTACCCTGTTGACGCTGTTAACCGTATTGCTGACCTGCGCGGCGGTCTGCTCCGTGCCATCAGGGTTGAGTAATGGTTTAGCTTCTTGCCCTTTGGAGAGAGAGAACGAGCCGGAGATGTCAGACAGTTCAGAGAACAAATCAAACTGAGTTGGCTTGGACTTCTGTTCGGCCTTTGCTTCTTTGTAGTCAGGGAATATTTCACTGACATCAGCATTTAAGAAGCCTTCTGAAATTCTAAGAACTTCAGAGAGCGCGGTGTCTGACTTTGCACTTAACCCCAAGAACCTTCTGATTGATTCAATAAATTTAGAAAACAGATTGCCACCCTTATAGGGTATGCTTTCAAGAAAGCTCTGTGCTTTTGGATCGGTAAGCGCATAGGTTATAACTTCGTCGTTTGTAATCTCTTGACGGCTGTTTATAAAATTATTTTTGTTTCCATAAATTGCTTTTTCAAAATCAGTAAGCGGCTCTCCTGAGTCAACTTTTTTATTAAAATACTTAATAATTCCATTTTTAACATCAAATAAATCTTTACGAAGTCTTCCAAGATTAGTATCTGGACCGTAGTCTTTATAAACCGCTTGTCTAAACGCAGACAAAGTTGCTGCATGAATTAATTCATGCAAAGTGGTCTTTTCGTCTGTGCCGAAATTATCTGGAGAAAGACCAACAGATTTTAAGTAAACATTAAATTTCTTATGTGGTTTTGACGGATCAGAATACACAAATCCTCTTACGCTTGTGTTTCTAATGCTTAACCATTCGGCTCTAGAAGCTGTAAAAGTTTCATTAGGTTTTATAATTTTAACACTGAACTCAACGCCAGCTTTAGAAAGCTGTTCTAGTTTTGCCAGAACACGCGAAGCTATAAGTCTGTAAGACGGATTATCAGATTTCTCCGCAATTACTTTTGCGATTTCACTGACAGTTTTACCTTCAATCTGTTTTTCAAACTCTAAGGCTTTGCTGCGCTCTTCATCTTTCACAGTCTTTTCTTCTGACGACATAGATATGTCAGCAAATATCCTATCGGCTTCAGCGCGCTGCTCCTCAATAGTCTTCTCTTCGAGCTCTGGAGTCTGGATAGTCTCTACAAAACGCTCTTGTTTGGGAAGCGCCGCCTCTTGTGGTTCCGCCTGAATAGCAGCACGCTCGTCTGCCTCATCTCTTTCCAAAATCTGTTTCTCAGAAAGCGCATTGTCAGCGGCGCGCTGTTCTTCGGCTTCCTTTCTTAGACGTTGTGATTCAGACAGGACTCTCTGGGCTTCTCTCTGTTCCCATAATTCCTTACGTCTCTCTTTAAGCTGATAGATATTCAGCTTTTTGGTTTCTTCAATAGGAACACCAAAGGACGTATGTAAGTCTTCACGATGCTGAATAGTCTCAACATCTTCGCCCTTAAAACCGGCATTGCCGAAGATCGACTTTAACTCAGCGCGTCTATCGCGTTCTACCTGTCGCGGGTTAACGCCGCCATCTTCAGCGGCGTTAGGAAAGGTCTTCTTCGCATTAGACAGGGCGGTCTTAAACGCATCCATGTCTTCTTTAGTGTTCGCCTCCTCTGGCCCAATCTCTTTTATCGGCCCGAGGTAGCCAGCCTTTTCGGCGCGATTAACCGCCTCTCTGACTGAGATGCCATTGCCTCTAAGAAGTCCTTTGAAAGCGCCCGCGCCACCAACGTCTTCAACAAATCCAAGTCTAGGGTTAATCCCACCCTGATCTATCAAATAACCGTACAGGGACTTCACCCTAACGGCTTTAGGAAGATCGCCAACGGGGGTTAGCGGTTCGTACTTTAATGGAGCAACCGTAACCTGGGGAGCGCCCTCTCCAGTCTTAGCTTTTGTATCCATCAAGTCTGTTGGCGGCGGGGTGTACTCCATCGGAGGCGGGGCGGCAGCCTTACGAGCGGCTGCGCCTTCTTCTTCTGTGACTTCAACAGGCTTATAGCCGCGTGTCTGCTCAAGTCGGTTGGCCTCTTCTCGTTTTGAAGCGGCCAGTACCTTCAGATTATCAACATACAACTGGTTTTCGGGCGTTATGTTTCTGCGCGCTGTTATCTTTAACGCTTCGTCTTCGTGTTCCTTTGCGGACTCTCTTAAAGCACGAACATTATCCAGCCCGGTAACATCAAGCATTGCCCCAGGCTCAACGGGCTTTAACTTTTTTCTCTCTAATCTAATTTCGGCAGTCCGCTCATCGGCCATCGACTGTACATCAAACGGGGGCGGCTCCGCATTATCTTCAGGCGGAGCCTTCGTCAGTGGCGCGACATCCGTGTCAACTAAGTTGGGTAACAGGTCTTCAACACGGCTGGTATTGGGGCCTCCCCCAGCCGGAAGAGCCGGGTCGGTCTCATCATGCAGCGTGAATGTAGCAATAGGCACGCCATCAACATCCTTAACACTGTCAATGGTGGCGACCCTTACAACACCCGCATCGTCCTTAATGCCAATCGCGCTGCCCACCGGCCTGAAGCCAATCGTCGTGGGGTCAGCGATGTCCTTGCCGACGATGCTGCCCAAGGGCTCTGGGGGTTGTTCTTCTGTGGGTTGTTTCTGTTGGCCACCAAACGTAGCTTCAGTGCCAGCACCCAAGACGCCGCCAGCAAAGCCACCCTTTAATGCAGAATCTATAACATCGTCCCAGTTGATTGCCTTATTTGACCCTCCGGCCTGGGCAGACGCTTGTTCAACGATTGTTTGAAGACCTTCAGTGCCGCCTTCAAGCAGGAATTGTTTAGCACCCTCTACGCCAAGTCTTTTAATAAGACTACCGCTTACATCTTTTGCGGCTTCGCCAAACATCTTCCCCAAGATTGGTACATCAGCGACAACATCAAGAGCGCCAGCTATAGCGCCGCCGACTACCGCCGCTGCGGCACCTGTGCCGCCGCGCTTTCCGGTTTCATCTACTATGTCGCCATATATTGATCCCATTTCCATACCGGCAGACGGGACATACGCACCAGCCGCAGAGCCGACAGCCACGCGCTTTGCAACCATTTCCGCTGCGGCTTTCTCAGCGGCATCTTTACCTAGTCCTTCACCTATTTTTTTAGCAACCATATCGGCTACTAAACTTTCGGCACCCTTGCGTGCCACGGTAGCGCCAACACCACCGCTTACAAGCGACGGTATAAACATTGGTAAGTTTTCAAATATGGCATCAACCGCATATTTACCGGCGTCACCAAACCCGTGAATGTCTTTGTATGTCGGCACATCAGAAGCAAGCTCCTGAGCCCTAGCTTCTGTTTGCTTGTACTTTTCAAGCATGGATGTACCAAAGTCTTTGGCACCAACAACGTCAGCACCCAACGCGGCAAGACCGTAGCCTGTGGATTTTAACCCTTCTACCCCGCGCTCTAAGGACTTACTGATGCGCCCCTGGCCCGTGTCTTCTTCGGGCGCGGGCGGTGCGGCAGGAGCGGATTGTAAGTGAGCCAGTATTTCTTGGCTGGAATACCCAGCTTTCTTTGCGCCCTCAACATCAAATTTACGAGTTTCGGCAAGATGACTAATGATTTCGTCATCATTATACCCAGCCGCTTTCGCGCCTTCTATGTCGAACGGAGGCATTTTTTATTGACCAAAACTATTTAAAGGCGGGCGCGCATTAGAGCCGCCCCCAGCCAGTGGGGGCGCAGCGCCGCGCTCTTGAGTTGAAAGGTTTGTATTAAGTATAGAATACGCCCTATTGTATGCGTCGTTGTATGCTTGGTCCTTGAGCTTTTTTAATGCTTCAGGTTTTAAACTCATATTTTTTAAATCTGCATCAACCGCCTTTACAGCTTCATCAGCTTGCTTCAGAGCGATGGCTTTATTTAAGTCATCATTTTTTTCGACTCCAGATGCTACACGCGCAGCTTCTTGGGGAGCTAACCCCCCTTTATCTACAAGCAAGTTGTATTTGTATTCAGCTTCTGTGGCTCTATCAGGTTTGGAATTTTTAACAGCTTCGCTTTTGTAGTAATTAATTACTGCTTGAGCTTTTTGATATTCTAAACTTCCAGGTATTTGCGCGCTTTCATATTCTCTCTTCTTCAAATCAGCATTAGCTTGTTCAACCTTTAAGCCGCCCTGAGAAATATCCAACTGGCGATTACGCGCATCGTTGTTCAAGTCCTCACTACGCTGAGATTGCAACAACGTAGCTTGCTTCATATTTCTTTCAGCGCGTGCGGCTTTAGCTTCTTGCAGTTGTTTAACGCCCAACATTCCACCTTGGCCGATTGAGCCAAGGAACTTGGCCCCTGGCTGCGAAGCAGCCGCCATCGTGCCCAAGCTGGCTTGAAGAAGCGCCATGTATTTGTCCTGCGACGACAACGGCTGGTCATCACTTAGCAGCTTATCCATGCGCTCTTTGTAAGCATCGGACTCTGATTGCTTACGTGCGTTCATAGCTTCCGCCGCCGCGTCTGGCTTGCCCGGTTCAACGGCTGCGGGCGGCGGAGCGGTTAAGGCTTGGGATGCGCGCTCTGCGGCCTTAGCGCGAGGGGCAGCAATGGCGGCGTCGGGCGCGGCGATTTCGGCTGCGTTTTCATTTATAGGAAACTCTTGAAAAGTCGGCTTGAAGTCTTTTAAGGATTCAAGCTGGTATCTTTCTTCTCCAGGTGCAGAATCACCCATCCGTTTTTTTCTAAGTTCTTCTGCAACAAAATCAGGGTCTTGGGTTAATTCAGAACCTGTAGAGTAATCAATAGCTTTGCGTGCATATGGTTCAGCTTTTTCATAAAGATAACCTACGCTTTTATTGATAGCGGAACCCAACCCCCCGAAATAATTTTCGGGGGATATGTCTGGAATTTTTGAAAACATATCTTTTATAAGTTGAGGATTATTTCTTCCCTCACCCTCAGTGTAAAATTTCTCAGTAGCTTCTTCCTGCGTCATCTCAGGGGGGACAAGCCCTCTCAATCTTTCAGACAAAATATCTGTTCTGGGATAACCCCTACCACCGAGAAAAGAATAATCTCCCCTATTCGCACTTCTGGCGTTTCTAATAGTTCTCTCTAAATAACTCTCGCCCCCCTCCGCATACCCCTTCACCGCCCCGCCGCGCGCCATAGCCGCTACACGGCTGGCATCAGCCGCGCCCGACATCAGGGCTTCCGTGGACGGGTTCTGCGGCGCTTCCGGCGCGGCCTGACGCTGCGGGATTTCGGGCTGCTCTTCCGGCCCTTGGCCCAGCATTTCCTGGCGCACAGCGGCCATAAAGCCTGGGTCCATTTGGCTCACGCCCGTGCTGTCGCCGGTCATCTGCGGCGGTTGCGCGGGAGCGTTAGCCCCGCCCCTCATAGTGTTCAACGCCGACATCGCGGCCATGCGCTGCTGCGGTGTTGCACGCGGATCGGTCATCATCGCCATCAGCATGTCGGGAGACTGCTGCTGTTGCATTGGATTGATCGCCATTATGAAGCCCTCGCAAACATTCCAAGTCCACGCTTCGGCAGCTTGCCGTAGCTAGACTTCTTCAGCGAACCCTTCTTGATAGCGCCGCCTTTGGCTTTCACAAGGTTGGCTCCGGCGATAATCGTTCCAGCCGTACCAGCTACCTTACCGGCAGTGCTTCCACCAGGGACAGATGTGCTGGATGTGCTAGTTGTCCCGCCTGGGGGCGCATTGCCTACGATACTCATGCCTGTTTTTATATTTTCAAACGGTGCGGCGTTTTCTACCACAGCCTGTCCTCTGTTGGCGTCAATGACACGCTGGTCCCGAGCTTCCGTACCTTCACCAACCGCCATCAATGCGCCAGAGTCCTTTAAGGTCATACTTTGGGCGTCTTTACCCAGACCAATATTAGCTGCACCAGCCCCAAGCTGATTGGCGGCATTGGCTGTCATCAAGCTTCCAAGTCCAGCGGCAACACCGGCCTCACCTTGACCAGCCGCCAGTATACGCGACAAGTCGGCTTGGCTGGCCTGGATATTGGCCTGACCGATTGAGGACAGTCCCTGTCCAGCCGCAAGCTGACGGGCCGCGTCCGACCCGGCTAGACCGGCATATGTAGACCCAAGGCCAGCATACGAAGTGCCAAGGTTCCCAAGTCCAGCGCCCGCGCTTTGTAGAAGCTGCTGCTGCTGGGTGCCAAGGCTACCTGCCGTAGCGCCCAACTGGCCGTAGCGCGACAGGTCAGCCGTTGAAGCGGCAAGCCCTTGGCCATAACCGCTCTGAAGCGCCTGGGCTTGCTGACCCAGGATTGACTCCTGGGTATCCCGCGCTGCGCGACCGATTAGATCGCGCTGGCGGGTTGAACCGTAGCCACCGGCCTTGATGAAGTCGCTGCTGATCTGCGGAAGGATATTCTCAGACAGGTTCCGCGCCCCAAGCTGGGCAATGCGGTTGGTAACCTGCTCATTGTAAGGGTTCATGTACTGCCCGACATTCTGAGCAGAAGACTGGCCAGCGGCTTGCAGATACGGAGAAGCTGAAGACAAACCCAAGGCGTCCGTGGACTGACCGTAGAGATTACCAGCTTGGCCATACTGCCCTTGCGCTTGTTGGGCATACGGGCTGAACATACCAGCGGTGTCGGTGTTGGCCGCTTGCTCAAACATGCCTGTAGCGGCGTTAAACTGCCCCTGACCGGCTAGACCGGACTTACCTGCGGCGGCTTGGTTGTAGTATTGAGATGCCTGATTATAAGTCGGCGCACCCGCGCCATAAATGTCCATACCGGAAGCATTGTTAATATTAGCGCCACCGCGCACCAACCCAAATTGACCAGCCCCTTGGCCAGCACGCACTTGAGCGTTGGCCGCTTCAATATCAGCGTTTGTGCCAGCTACAAGGGGTTCGCCGGTTCTTTCATAACCACCTAATTCGTAAGTTGGATTACCACTTGCGTCTAATACAGGTTTGCCGTCCTTGTCGTATATTGGTGCATTTTTATTTTGTAGTGTTGCATTCCACTTAGACCCGTAAGGGTTATAAGGCGCACGGTTCATTAACTTCATAAGATCAGGGAACGCCTGATTTCTAACGGCTTGCGTAGCCTCATCGGGTATGATCGTTTGTGATGTATAAGTAGTGTTATTGTCGGCCATTTCTATCTCCTACGCCCGTGCGCTATTTAACAAAGAGCCAAGGCCCTTTTGTTTAGGCGAGGCTTTGCGGGGATTCTTGCGACCCGCACTGCTGCGGATTTTGTGTTTGATTTCTTCAAGCCGCTTCTGGCCGGTGTCGTTGTCGCCGTTGCCGAGGTCTGAGACGGTAGCGGCGTCGATCACATGTTCGCCATTTGAAAGCAGCGCCGGGATGTCGTCGCTCTTGCCGTCGCCGGGGCCAGCAATTCTGCCGCCGGTACGGGCGTTCAGATAGCCAAACTGCGCGGCAGACATAAGCTGCGGCATGGCGGCAGACTGAGGCAGACCCATGCCAACCGGAGCAACGTCGCCACCATCGGCGTACGTTTGTTGATTAAGGCCATCCATACTTTGGTTATAAACATCCATAGGTGTAGATGCAGGGTTATTGGTTATAGTAGGGTTCATTGCTCTATATGCAGGTCTTAAAAAAGAAGAC